TGAGATACGTGCATTCGTACAATGCAAGGCTAATTACTATCCGAAGTGGACGAATAAGTCAGCACCCGAGTGGCTTCAAACCCACATCGACAATCTGCTAGTGCCAATTAAGAATTGATTGGTAGATCAAGTGCCTACATCCCTTGGTAGGATGGTTGGCGCACCACGGGAAAAACATATAGCAAAATTTGGCGGCAGTCATGACTAGTAATGATGGTGTGGCTAAGTGCTTCCTACAGCGCTCTAGCCCACGACAAATCAAAGCATTTAGTACCATGTGGCGTGAAGGGTACGAGACAATCCTGATAGCCGAGAGATTCGGCTTACATCAGGGCTATGTGTCCGATATCGCTAAAGCTCTCGGACTACCTAAGCGCGAACGGGGAAAATACAAATATGGGTAAGATCAAACCTATTAAGTATCGTGGGCCATTGCGTCTGCAATGGCTTACGATTGAGCTCTATCAGAATAGACTAGACGAGTTTCCGCTCAAAGACTATGCGGTCTCGAATGCTGTGAACGGCTGGTACCGGATCTTGGATGACATACCATGGGGCAAACGCCAGTTGCTAGTAATATGGGGCCACAATAGCAGACGGTATCAGCTAGCCGTATTCCATGGTGTGCTGTATTTCAGATATAGAGGACCGCTATGGGCGCAACACCGCACGTATACGACCAAAGATCAAGTGATGTAGGGCATCATGGCTTCCATGCTGCGCGTATGCTTATCAAGGCAATCGAGTATGAACAGCGCATCAAGGCAGAACCATATGCCGAGGTGCGCTATCGTCGTTTCATCGAGATGTACTTGACTAAAGCATGCCAAGCCGAAGCCATGTGGCATTCTATGGGCGGTCGGCCTCATGTTCTGGTCAAGACAGACGGAACAACCAAGTCAATCTGAATAGGGGCACTACCATGCCGAAGTATGGGGATAAGGAAAGGGCTAAGCCCTATTCCTCGCAGTATCGCGAGTGGAGCCGTGCAGCGAAGAACGGCGATCCCTCAGCCGATGGGCTCGGGCAACGACACACCTTGCATATCAAGAGTGTGCGACCCGAGCCTAATTGGGACGAACTTCGTGCGCGTATCCTGAAGCAGCAGAGAAGGCATGACCAAGAAGCGACGTAGGGCAGGCGTTACCATTCGCATGGGCGCATCTGTGTTCACCATTAGCTTTGCCAATGGCGATAGTTATGACCTGAATGCAATGCGCCCTGCGGATTTCGACAACGCTATCTCTATTCTTCGTTCTGCGTTCTAACCCAAAGGATACTACAATATGGGCCTCAAGGGATGTGTAGTTAAGCTGTCTCCTGAGCAGGAGAAGCTACACCACCGGACGGTAATGGTCGAGTTCCAGTGGATGCGGCGCAAGGCACCAGTAATGGGTAAGCCTGTGCTCGATCTCACTCAGTACGTACCTAGGTACACGCGCAACCTAGAGTCTATCAATCAACACCTTCGTGGTTGGAAGGTGGTCAAGATGAGACCAGGGCGCAAACACCAGTGGGCCGTGCTCTATCCGAGTGCTGACCCACGATGGAAACATCGAGTGCTGCGCAATAGTGCCAATCGACGTCGGTTCTTCGCTACGCCGGCCGATGCTATTGTTGCAGCCGACAAGGCAGCTCGACGTGCAGCTGCCCACGCAATTGCTGCGATAGTGAAGGGTGCCCGAGCTACGAGCTACAAGGGCACAGCAATTCACTCGCAGCAGTAGGACAAGTCAGCACCTAGGTTTGCCCATTCCTAGGTGTTTGACGCTGGCGCCACCATCGTCTGTCGGGTGGTTGTGAGTCGTATGCTGTGTATACGAGGCGCCAGACCCACCCCCTGTGGCGAAATCGGTAAACGCGCGAGACTTAAAATCTTGTCTGTGCAGGTTCGAGTCCTGCCAGGGGGACCAACTATTCTGTGCTTGCGTATCACTTGAGACTAAGACTATGAGCGCAATCGAGATGAACATAGCATCCGAAGACTTTTTGTCTAAGGGTAAATACTTCTGGATTGCGTATGCTATTGCGTTTGTGTGGGTTTCTTTATGGACATACTATGATAGAGGTGATTATCGTTATCACATTGATAGTCTTCGTCGTAGGTGGCGTTGTCTTCGTGAAACTCGGAAGATGACATGCCCAAGATCGAAGAAGATGAAAAGCTAAAGATCACACGCCTATTTGTACCAAAGTATACTGGAGGATCTCGCCCAAAGATGGTCCTCTTTAGAGTCTGGCCATGGGCAGTCCATGGGCGCTACGGCGCTTATACTCAGGCTCAGCGATTAGTTCGCGAAACTAAATCTCCAATTAAAGAGGACTAATATGTTTAATGATTCTCCGTTTTGTAAGAAGTACTTTCCGAGTAAATTGGGAAGTTGGTTCGTCAAGCGTGAAGAACCTGAATCCTATGCAGCTATGAAGTCCGACCTATCAGACCTAGACGATAGCGCTAGGATTCTCTACTCTATGAGTACACGTCCTGATGATGGCTGCATGCACATCACAGGATATCTTATTGTGCAGCGTAACCCGCGTTCTAAGGGCGGTAATCCCATTAAGCGTATTCTTCGTAATACTGATCCGGACAAGCGAGCTTAATAATGGACGATTTTCAAGACGACGTTAACGATCAACTTAACGATGCGTTTGGTGGTTGATGCGTAACCTTAACGACATGTTTGCTGCGTTCTGTGTGTTCATCGCTACTTGGTTTATTCTCATTATCTTGGCAGGACAATTCCAACAATGACGAAGTTGTTTGTCTACGGCACCCTTAAGAAGGGGTACGGTAATCATCACATTCTCGATGGCGCTAAGCTTATTGGGAATGCGCGTATGTATAATGCAGTGATGTATTCTCTCGGTGGCTTTCCTGGTCTTCAGAAGACAGCCTCCCTGGAGGATTACGTCGATGGGGAACTCTATGATGTTGATTCTAGAGTTCTTAAGCGTTGCGATATGTTAGAAGGTCATCCGGATTTTTATATCCGCAAGGATGGTCTGGTTCATATGCAGCCTTCCCAGATTCCTACGCATCCTACTCATTTAGAAGAATGTCAATACTATGAGTACCCACATTCTGTCGACAAGAAGCATCAGGTCTCCGGTCATTCGTGGTAACTTGATAGGCCAAGCACCTACGTCCCTTGGTAGGACCGATGCGTAGTTTAGAGTAAAAATTGTAGCAAAATTTTGAGCAGATTTAGAGGAGAGTATTATGTCTGATAAGAAGCCTGAAATTGTCAAGACCCTTGCTAAGGACATTAAGATCGATGACACTGTTCAAGTTCCTGCTGAGCGTGCTAAGGTCGTCAGCATTGAGCCCTTGAACAAGACTCTGCCTACTATGTCTAAGGGTCTTTTGAAGATCGAAGTCGTCATGACTTCGGGTATCAACAAAGGCAACAAGACTTCATTCGTCTCTAAGGAAGACGATAAGCTCGATGTTGTCCCTAAGCTTAGCTCGTGGGGTGACTATATCAAGGGTGCCTTAGGAACCATCCTTGTTCTCGCTGTCGTTGGGCTGTGTTACGCCCTCTTCCAAGATGTGCGCGTAATCTAACTGAGTTTCAAATATGGGCATCTCTCATTCAAAAGCCTTGAAGTGGTGTGAGTCTCGGTTTAGAAATGGCGGCCTTGCTGGGGAGGTTAACTTTGCCCTCCTCGGTAAGGACGGCACCCTAGAGAAGTTTAACAATGAGCCGTGCTTTGGTATCCTAGACCGGAATGATGACTTTGACGAATACGACTCCAAACATCAGGACACAGATCCTAATCTGTATAACGGTATATATCTCATCGTAGGTAAGACTCATCGTGATGCTTTGGCTATGGATTTTGACGAGTGTGAGTCAAACGAAGCAGCCCGTAAGATAATAGCGCAAGACCTAGAGAAGAGTATCAAGAAAGATTATCTTACATTTGTTCTTCATCGTAAGAAATCTCCTTGGCGTAAGCTTCTCAGCAAGCGTGCTATCTTCAAAGATGGGGAAGGAACCATACAAATGGTATTCTTTCCTATTACTAAGCGCACCGATCTTAAGTTTCTCGTTAACTGCATGAGTGCAGTCAGAGCCACATGGTATAACTTTGGTTCTGTATATGCTTGGTATAAAGCTAAGCAACAAGGCTGCAATGACTACGAGGCTCTTTATCTAGCCATGCATTTGATCATTGATATTGATCAAACTGGCGAAGAAAAAGTTAAACTTCGTAGGTATAGTAATCATTTCTTCCATGATCCTATCTCTGTAAAGACGTGTCCAAAGCGTCTAGCAGAAGCTAATCCTGTTCTAGATGATAGAAAATACCAAACATGGGAATTATACGGCTACTCAAGAGTTTGGGCAGAGGTAGAAGATCCTTCTCAGATCGAAGAGAAGCCTGGTTGGAAAGCATCAATAAAAAGTAACCATTTGTTTCCGTACTTAGCTGATGACAAGAGCATTTACTGCGGGCTTTTCAAGAAAGCCTACGATAAAAGTGGAGATGATTCTGTCGCACGGCTAAGTACCAATAATCCTAAGGATGTATTCTCTAAGCTTATGTCGAAGAAGAATGAATGGGGGTTAGCAGCATGATTAAGCGACGATTCTTCGTTGTAGGAAATGACGAAGACGTTAAAGAAATGGTGCGTAAACGCGGGCATATAGTACAGTCCGTAATCAACGAACACACGGAGGCCGTCATCTTCACTGGTGGAGAAGACGTGTCTCCGTTTCTGTATGGAGAGCCCTGTTTACCAGGCACACAATGTAATATCATCAGGGATTTGAAGGAGACTGCGATCTTCAAAGAGTTGCCTTCGATGATGAACAAGATCGGTATTTGTCGTGGAGCTCAGCTGCTTAACGTTCTTAGTGGTGGCTCTATGTGGCAGGATGTTGGTAACCATGCCTCCGGTGACCACCTTATTCGTATTGATTGGCAGCCGGATGAGAAGAAACGTGTTGGTGAATACGCCATAAAGAAACAGTTCATCATGGCTACATCAACGCATCATCAGATGATGATTCCATGTGACGGTCTTGCTGATGTGTGGGCTTCTGCTCGTATCTCAAAGCACAAGATACGGCACAAAGAGATCGTTAATTATACTAATGAGTACGATAACGATTTCGAAGATCCGGAAGTAATCTACTATTGGCATAACAATACTCTGTGTTTCCAGCCGCATCCTGAGTACGAGGGAGCTAAGGGTGAGTTGGTAAATTATTTCTGGGAATGCGTTGATTTGATGTTCCCTAAAGGTAAGACCGATGCCGCAGCATAAGTATGAGAAGGAACGTCAATATTATGATAACTTTCTCCCGAGGTATCTTCTCACAACGGCACGCAAGAGGGCGAAAGAACGGGGACTGGAGTGCTCTATTAAAGAGCAAGATATTCTGGTTCCTGATCTTTGTCCTATCTTGGGTGTTAAACTTGGTCGCTCTCGTGGGGCCGTCGATAGAGCAAGCCCTTCTCTCGACCGAGTTGACTCTTCTAAAGGGTACGTCCCTGGTAATGTTCGTGTCATTTCTTGGTATGCTAATAAGCTCAAGAACGACCTAACCCTAGATCAGGTACGTAATCTTGTGGCTTATATGGAAGGGAAGATATAATAATGTGTGGATTATTTGGTGCTCACGCAAGGCATCTTTCTGATGCTGAGCGTGACGTCTGCATGGAGCTTGGCGTTCTAGCCTCGCTTCGTGGACGAGACAGCACTGGTTTGGCCATTGTCGGTACACATAAGAATAAACCTGCGTTCCGTATTAAGAAACACCCTATTAATGCTACATCGTTTCTATACCACAACGAAGTTCAGAAGTTTGTTAATGAGAATAAGCCTTATGCTATGGCTGGTCACTGTCGATGGGCGACTGTCGGCTCAGTCAACAAGGCAAACGCTCATCCCTTTATGGAAGGCCGTTACATAGGGATGCACAATGGTACTATCAGTGCTTACGTTCCATCTAAAGAAAAGATGGACGAAGAGTCTGATAGTATGCTTCTCTATCGATTCATGGCTGAAAACAATCCTGAGGAAGCCATCTATAAGGGCCGAGACGGAGCAATGGCTCTTGTCTGGTTTGACATAGGTAATCGTACCTTGAATTTCTTCAGGAACGATAAGCGTACTCTCTATTGGTCCCTCACAACAACTAACACATTCTATTGGGCCTCTGAGGCAGGCGCCCTAGGCTACATGCACGTCCGATCACCGTTCAATTTTGGTGATCCGATCATGTTCGCTGTCAATAAGATCCATACTTATAAGCTTGGTGAGGTGGTGCCTGCTGAGATTACCGATCTATCACCTAAACTTACTAAGGTGGTTTATCCGGTGTCTTCGCACGGCCCCGGTCACTTTCGAAACCCAGCGTGGGCTGATTGGGAAGGATCTGACCCCTGGGACGAAGCCTGGCACGCATACGATAACGGAACCACCAAAGTGGAGCCAAATAATTCCAGCCAAGGAACGAAGCTTACCAGCAAGGGCTCCTCGGTTCCCCTTCTTCCTGCGCCGCCCCTTAATCCAGACCCAACCAAACCTTATTCAGGATATGGTGGAATCAGACACTCAACCAAAGTTGCTCAGTCTCTTCTGAACAACGGTTGCTCTTGTTGTGGCCAGGTATTTGAACCTAAAGATGAAGTGCTTTGGTTCTCGAATACCGAGTACATCTGTAAGGATTGTGTAAGTCTTCCAGTAGTCCAAGAGTACATGCACGTTCCATATACCACTTCTAAACTGGAGCCCGAAGAGAATGAAGATTCTGCTGGGAGCTGATCCTGAGTTCTTTCTTAAGCGTAATGGTGTTAACGTCGCAGCCGTGGGTCTGGTGCCTGGAACTAAAGAGGCGCCGTATAGGCTCAAGAATGGAGCGGTGCAACTAGATGGCACAGCAGTCGAGTTCAACATCGACCCTGCAGAAACTGCTGACCAGTTTCGAGAGAATATCCTCGATGTGCTGGAACAGGTTCGAGAGATTGTGCCAAAGGAATATGAGTTTGATTTCACTCCTAGTGTTGTCTATGCTCATACTCTTTGGGATTTGATCCCCAAGGAAGCAAAAGAACTTGGTTGTAACCCTGACTATGATGCGTATACTCTGAAGTCTAAGGTTCCTCCAGCTCTTCCTAGGAATCTTAATACTATGCGAACTGGAGCAGGTCATCTTCATATCGGGTTTACCGAGACAGATGATCCTCTCAATCCTTCGCATATGTTTGATTGTTCTCTAGTTGTTAAGTCACTCGACAGAGTGTTTCAGTACCTGACGTGGTACTTTGATGATGACAAGCGCAGACAACAGCTCTATGGGCAATATGGTTCTTTTAGGCCCAAGAGATATGGAGTCGAGTACCGAGTTCTTTCGAATGCTTGGCTTCGTTATCCAGATATGTGGCCTTGGTTGTTCAATACTGTTCAATGTGTTGTGAATACTCTAGAGAACGGTAAAGATCTACATTCTTTACATCTGTATTGTTACGATCTGAACTTTATAAATAAGGAATTAGGCCAGTATCTCGGTCCTGATTACAAGCCTTTTGAGAAAAGCATGATGGCTAATCGTCTGGTGGTCTAGCAATGGAACGCTATCTTAGTCGAGAAGATTTGTCTCTGCGTCTTCATGGAACTATGTGTATGTACGGCGATGAGCCGTGCCAAGTATGTGTTGATCCTGATCAAGTAGGAGACGAGATTAAGATCAAATACTTGACCAAAGATGCTAGGTGGAGGACTATCGAATATACAGAGGACAAGTTTACTCCTCATGGTATTGAGCTTGGATACATCAACTATGCTGGCATGGCTTACTATATAACTCGTCAGCCAGTGCGACGTAACCAACAGGGACTCAGTGCTCAGAACATTCATGTCTCTGACGGAGGTTCGACCAGTATTCTTTTTACTGTTCAGACTAGAGACTGCATCAAGAATATCTATCCATCTTTGCGTAAATCCTACGATAATGTTAGCGCGGGGAGCGATCTTTCTTGTGCATTCCACAGGGATTTCTGTATTTATCATCTTGAAAAAGCGCTCAAGAGTCTTAAATACAAGAATAGAACGGTAGGATTTATCGGCAAGAACTATGAGATTCAGCTTGTTGATGGTCCTGATGCATCGTTCATTCGTCGTATTCTTCATCGCGAGGGGTTCTAGGCATGTTGGCTATCAAAGATATACTTGGCAAGGATATCAAAGGAGACGTAGGTATCGAGCTTGAAGCAGAGTTCGGTGCAGCACGTGCCCCTATGCCTCAGACAGGTGACTGGTTAGCTAAGCCAGAGGGTTCTCTTCGAGGCACGGCTATGGAATATGTGTCTGCCTTCCCGTTTAAGGCGGATAAGAACTTGCGTAGCAAGATTGATCATCTGTGCACCATCGTTAATGCTCCGGCCGCGCGTGTAGACAAGGATAGCCCACGTACTTCTGTGCATGTGCACGTTAATGTTCTCGATCTTACTCCGACACAGCTTCTTACGTTTGGCTGTGCCTATTGGGTTATCGAGAATGCTCTGTTCAATTACTGTGGTCCTAAGCGAAAGGATAACCTCTTTTGCCTGAGGCTTCGTGATGCCGAAGCTGTAGTCGAAACGATCTACCACGGGCTCGATTCCAAGCGATTCCTAGAATCACTTAACACGGATCGTATTCGCTATTGTGGTATCAATTGGAACGCTGTTCCTAAGTTTGGTTCCCTTGAGTTCCGGGGTATGCGAGGAACAACCGATCCAGAGATTATGCATACTTGGTCCTCTGAGTTGAATCATCTTAAGTTGGTAACGACTAAGCTCTTCGAGAATCCCTCGGAGTTGTTTGATCGTTATGCCAACTCGGATAAGACGGCATTCCTCTATTCTCTTGTTGGTGAGAAGTTCGGCAATACTCTGGTTAGCTATCCGAACTGGACCGAGGGAATGGATCGTAATGTCGAGACTCTCTGTGGCCTAGCTTACGCCAAGGATTGGAAACAGTGGAGCACTATCTTCAGTCCCTATGTTAAGAAGAACATTAATCCTAGGGATGAGATAGCTCGACCAGCTCAGGATCTTTGGGCAATTGACGAGCCTGCCCCTCAGTTGGATGACTTCGATGATCCGGTTCCGCAGCCGATGGTTCAGAATCATCGTATTAATTGGAATGGAATTATCAACCCTATGGAACCTGTACCTAATGCCCACAATATCAATTGATGCTTATTCACTTTACTCAGAAAGTGCGAGGCTATTAGCAGATGAATTGGACTGCTATATCATCAAACATCGCAATTCTCGGTATCGTGATTCTCCTCGGAAAGTTGTCATTAACTGGGGTAATACCGGGCGTAACTGGATCAACACAATCAACAGGTGCGAAAATGTCCAGAAGGCGAGCAGCAAACTACATTTCTTTCGTGCGATTAGTGGAGAGGTTAGAACTCCTCCTTGGTCAACCGACATTGAAGTTGCCAAACGATGGTCTGCTGACGGTCGCACGGTGGTCTGTCGGACCTTGGTATCTGCTAGTGAGGGACGAGGAATCGTTCTTGTACCTCCAGGCGGGGACATTGCGCCAGCTCCACTTTACACTGCATATGTTCCCAAACGATCAGAGTTTCGAGTCCATGTGGTCAATGGTAAAAGCATATCTGTCCAGCGGAAAGTTCGGCGCGCAGGCCTAGACCAAGCTCCTAACTTCCAAGTACGTAATACCGCTAATGGGTTTGTGTTTCAGAGAAACAACATCCAGGTCCCACAGGATGTAATTGATCAGGCTATCAAAGCAGTAACCTCCTGTGGCCTAGACTTTGGTGGCGTGGACGTTATCTGGAATGAACGCCAACAGCAAGCGTATGTCTTGGAAGTTAACACTGCTCCTGGTATCGAAGGAACTACAGTGAAAGAGTATGCTCAGGCTTTAAAGGAGTTAGTCGATGCACGTAGTACATAATATTATTAATGGAATAGATCTTGAGTATCTAGTGCTCGACGATAATGATAAGTTAATCGCCACATTATATTATAATGCCTGGGGAGAAGTATCAGTTATTCCTAATAATAATATCTCTTCTAAGTATTCAGCATCTAATTTCGATGATGCATTAGATTATTGTAAAGAGATTATCAAGGTAAATAATAATGAGTAGATGTTGTATTTGTAATTATTCTGATATGGGTTTAAGTGATATTCCAATTGATGATAGGATAATTCTTAATGATATCTGCTCAATTTGTGATAGTTCTATCCATCCTAAGCATGACCCTAAGACTGTTGGTGAAGCCCTAGAACCAGAAGAAACCGAGGAAGAGGGTCTAGAATGGCCCCAGGAGCCCCTAGGAAGCCCGTACAGTGCGTTTCTAGAGGTCCCAGCTACCCATATAGCTTGAACGATAATCGTTAAAAATTGAAGGCAATTCAGCCTTCGTCTAAATTGAGGCCAATTTGAGGCGAGTCCTTAAGACACACCAACCATGCCCTGACTGTGGTTCCAAGGACGCCTTAGCCGTCTACGACAATGGAACCTACTGCTTTTCGTGTAAGACTAGCAAAAAAGTACTTGACAAGTCTAGCGAAGCAGTGTATAATATCTCTTTAGAAGCACAAGAAGCATGGGAGCCTAAGAGTACCTTAGGTATATATATTAATAATAATAATAATACTAATAACTTAAGAGATACTATGGATATTATATATAGTTATGAATATATACCCTTAAGGGGCTTAAGTAAAGAAACTCTAGAATTCTATGATATCAAAACCAAACTGGACCCTGAGGGTAATCCAGTATCTCTTGGTTTTGTGTATCCTAATGGCGCAGTTAAGATTAGAAACTTAGCCAAGAAGGAGTTCTACGCAAGCGGACCTATGTCCGAAGCAAGCTGTTATGGTACTGATAAGTTCAGTGCCGGAATGTCTAAGAGTATCACCATAACTGAAGGTGAATTAGATGCAGCTTCTGTGTTCCAAATGTTGGGCAGTAAATACCCGGCAATCTCTGTCCGATCCTCAGCTAGTGCTAGACGAGATTGCGAAAGAGATTTTGAATATCTTAACTCCTTCGACCAAATATATCTTTGTTTCGATTCAGATGAGCCCGGACAGAAAGCGCTACAAGACGTTGCTAGGCTTTTCGATCCTAACAAAGTATTCACAGTCAAGCTCACAAAGTTTAAAGATGCTAATGAATACCTTCAGTCCGGGGCTGAGAAGGAGTTTACAAGTTGCTGGCACAATGCACGGAAGTTTCTACCTAAGGGTATTGTGTCTGGGTACAAGGATGTCGAAGAAATCCTGAACCGAAAAGACAAGGGTATCGTAGCTCACTTCCCGTTTAAGACCATTGATGATATGGCCTACGGTATCCGCTTCGGAGAGATTGTACTCTTCACTGCTCAAGAGAAGATCGGTAAGACCGAGATTATGCGAGCAATAGAATACAATCTTCTTAAGACAACTGATTATAATATTGGTATTATCCACTTAGAAGAAACGGAAAAGCGAAGTGTTCAAGGTCTGGTTGGTTACGAACTTGGGACTCCTGTGCACCTGCCTACTGGCACTGCGTCTCTCGAAGAACAAATGGTGGCTTTCCGAAAGCTCACTAAGAAAGACGGCAGGCTTCATTTCTACACTCACTTTGGGTCTGATGATCCTGATTCTATCCTCGGTGTTATACGGTATCTTGTCGCGGTGTGTGGGTGTAAGTTTATTTTTCTTGACCACATTACCATGGTAGTTACTGGCTTCGAGGGAGAAGATGAGCGTAAGAAACTCGACTATATCTCTACTCGATTAGCCATGATGGTGAAGGAACTAGACTTCACTCTCTTCCTAGTGAGCCACGTCAATGACCAAGGACAAACCCGAGGATCTCGAAACATCGGAAAGATCGCCGATCTCCTCCTCCATCTTGAAAGGGATATCCAAAACCCTTCCCAGGAGATCCGTAACCAGACTACAGTCACTTGTCGAGGCAACAGATTCGGAGGAGTCACTGGACCCGCAGGTCTACTCCAATTTGATTCGGCTAGTTTCCAGGTTAAGGAAAAAGAACAAACCCAAGCCGAAGCCGAAACCGTTCATCCCCGGTTATCACTGGGGAATGATGGCCTACCCACCTACAGTTAAACACTGTATCTTTACTAAGGTTAAGGTTGTAGTTGTTGGAGTTCACCCCTATGGTTATTCTTTCGATGCAAAGAAAGACTTAACCTTTAACCACTTCATAGGAAAATACAACAATGACACTGGTCTCCCATATCGGCATTCTCGGCGCAATTGGAACCTCTCTGCTTGGCGCAATCGTGGCGTTTGTATGCTGGAGAATGCTGAAAGACATACGACAGAAGCGCTTTCCAAACTGTCCCACTTGCACAGCCAGATCGTGTTCATTATGTTCGGCAGGGCAAAAGTACGAATTCCGTGGATAATTGAAACAGGCCCAGAGAATCATATTAAACCTTTCGATCATTTAATACTAACTGACAAAGACTCTAATATATTTTCTAAGGCAAATGAATTCCTAGTACGCGTAGGCAAAGAGCCGATTAACTGGAGATTAGAAGGCTAATGTATACGGCAGAGTTTCCTGAATGCTGTGGTATTGATATCATAGCTAACTTTGGTAACGATGGATTTGCTACTTATCCACACACTAAAGAAAAAATCCAGAAATATATTCGACCCATTAATAAGACCAAGGGTCTCACTCTCATTGCTCTGAATGAGAAGCAGGTAGTTGCCTTCGGAGATATTGTAGAGGCCGAAGGATTTAAACCGCTAGTTGAGAACTTCTTTCATCCAGGGCATATGAGCCATATTACTCTCTACGGCCGAATTACATTTACAGAAGAAGAGGCATGCAAGCGAATAAAGGAATACAAAGAGAGAGAGAAGCTATATTCCTCGACGTTGAGGGGGACGATCTTCTCGACCAGGCCACAAGAATCCACGTCGTCTGTGTTTACAAACCGAGTACTGGAACAACCTATGAATGCCGGAGCTCTGACGAATTACGGAAATTACTTTCAAATAGTACTAGGACAATCGTAGGACACAATATAATCCAGTATGACTATCCTATATTGTCCAAACTATGGGGTATCACTCTGGATCACACTAAGGTCCGAGATACGTTGATAATGTCTCAGCTTCTCCACATGAAACTGGAGGGCGGGCATAGTCAGGAAGCTTGGGCTGAACGCTTAGGAATGAAGAAAGCTGGAACTGCCATTACAGATTTCAGCAAACTGACTCCAGAACTTCTAGAACGCTGTAGATCAGACGTACAGATCAATGCTCGTATCTATGAAGTTCTTAACCAGAAGTTGAGTAGACCTGAATTTGAAAGGGCTCTAGATGTCGAACATCGACTCGCTTATGTTTGTCTTGGTATGCATCTCGACGGGTTTAAATTTGATCTTGACCATGCGACTAATCTCCACTCTGAACTTGATAGTCGCATCACAACACTTGATCAGAAATGTCGTGATGAATTCCGCCCAAGAGTTGTTCCGCTTAAGTTGGTTACTCCACGACGCACGAAGCACGGAGGACTTAATCGAAGTGACTTCCGATGGTATCGTGGAAATGACTACACCATCTTCGGAGGCGGTGAATTCCAACTCTTCGAATACCAATACTTCGACCCAGGAAGTCCTAAACAAGTAGTCGAAAGACTGAACGAAGCTGGATGGAAACCCATCAATAAAACAGATGGCCATATCGAAGCCGAGAAGACCCATAGCGAGAAGCTGGATCACTTCAAGGTTTATGGCTGGAAGATTGATGAAACTAATCTAGCTACGCTGCCTGACACAGCTCCAGAAGCAGCTAAGGTACTTGTAGAGAGACTTATGCTAAGGTCTCGTAGGTCCACACTAGAGTCCTGGATAGCTCTCTACAATAAAGATACTAAGTCCATTCACGGTAACTTCAATGGTCTTGGAACTTGGACGCACCGTATGTCGCACAACAATCCCAATTTGGGAAACATAGCGACAGAAAAGTCCATTAAGTACAAAACAGAGAACCTCTATAATCTAGCCGTTCACTACGGCGGAGAAATGAGAAAGCTCTGGACTGCCCCTGAAGGACTATGGCTTGTCGGTTGTGATGCTGATCAGATTCAGTTACGAGTTCTAGCTCATTATCTCAATGACGAGAAGTTTATTCAAGCATTACTTGACGGAAAAAAGGAAGATGGCACTGACCTTCACACTCTCAACCAGTTGGCCCTGGCTCCACATTGCAAAACCAGAGACCAAGCCAAAACATTTATCTACGCTTTCCTCCTTGGAGCAGGAGTTGCTAAAGTCGCACAAATCCTTAATTGTTCTTCGAGAGATGCTAGAGATGCAGTGCAACGATTTATCTCGTACTATCCCGGACTTCGGCAACTCAAGGAGAATAGAATCCCTCAGGATGCAAAGCGTGGTTACTTCCAGGGATTTGATGGACGGCTTATCATCTGCGATTCAGAACATCACATGCTTGCTGGGTATTTGCAGGCAGGTGAAGCAATCGTAACTAAACACGCATGTCTCATGTGGAGGCAAAAAGCTCGTCAAGAAGGAATTAAATTCACTCAAGTAAACTTTGTTCATGATGAATATCAGACCTATTGCCTTGGTTCTAAAGAAGATGCTAATAGGCTGGGAGAGATTCAAGCGGAGTCTATCTTCTTAGCAGGAGAAAGCTTAAAATTAAATTGTCCAATGAAGGGTAACTATCGAATTGGAAGAAATTGGTACGAGACACATTAAACGATGCCGGATTTGTGAGCAAGAAAAAGACTTAGATTGTTTCTATGTCACGTCTGCTAGAACGAAAGATGGTCATCGACATGAATGTAAAACCTGCTGGAATAAGAAAGCTCGTGGGTACTATTTAGAAAATAAAGAAAGAGTATCTGAAATAAACAAGATAGGTCATTTTAGACGTAAATATGGGCTGTCTTTAGATGATTTAGAAAGACTAAAGAAGTGGGCCAACCACCGTTGTGAAATCTGCAATAAGGAACGCCCACTTGTAGTCGATCATAGCCATAGAACAGGCAAGGTTCGTGGAATGCTATGCAATCCCTGTAACCAAGCTCTCGGCTCTATTGAAGAGAGTCCTGCTACAGCCGCAACAATGTTAACTTATATTACAAAAAGATGTTGACAACTACCACAACCTGTGGTATACTATAAGTATAAGATAAAACAAGAAGGATACAAATCCCTTATATGACTGATACACCCTTACGTAAGAACTACATTGCTAACGTTGGCTTCTGGTCCTTTAATTCAGGAATGATCCCTATCACTGCTACGTCTGACGAGCAGGCCCGAGCAACCCTTATGAAGATGCTCCAGGGACATAAGGACATCGAGATCTTTGATCTTTATCCTGAGAACGAAGCACCTAAGCCTGCAGAGAAGCCTAAGTACGCTCCTCCTTCATTTGGAATGGATAATTAATTTACATGTCTACAAAGAACTATACTTTCGAAGGCCCCTGTCAGTGGGCCAAGCTCATTGATCCTGACCAGAAGTATGGTCACTACTGCATCGATGTTCTCCTCGATGAGGCACAGCAGAAGATCTACAAGGAAGCTGGCTGCCAGAGCAAGCTTCGTAATGGCTATGCTACCTTCCGCCGAGCACCCAAGCGCCTAACAGCAAAGGGAGACCTCTTAGACTTCGGCAAGCCCACAGTCACTGACGCCGCAGGCAACGCCTTCGATAAGCTCATCGGCAACGGCTCAAAGGTACGTGTCAATGTCAGTGTATATGACACTTCCAAAGGTCCTGGAACTCGCCTTAATTCTGTTACTGTGTTGGATCATGTGGAATTTGTCAAGCAGCCACAGGTCCAAGTCGCAGGAGTCGCAAAGGTCAATGTCCCCTTCTGAGCTCACTAACGTTCGCTCAAGCGATTCTAACGAATCGCCTAAAAGTATCAACACTGCAGTAAAAGATATCTACGATGTTCTCCAGAATCCAACTAAGTACGACTGGAGCGCAGCCGAGGAATTTGGGAAGGAACTTGGGCACCATCTTACTAAGCGTGCCCAAGATACTTCTAATCGTTCTGAGCTACGTATGTCGAATTTTGGAACCCCTTGTAATCGCAAGCTTTGGTATACTGTCAATACTCCGGATAAAGCGGAACCACTAGAGCCCTGGGTAAGACTTAAGTTCCTGTATGGTGATCTAGTTGAAGCTTTAACTTTATACCTACTTAAAGTATCTGGTCATAAGGTCGAGGGAGAACAAAGTGAACTTGTTATCGACGGTGTTAAAGGGCATCGAGACGCTATTATTGACGGCGTACTTGTCGATGTTAAGAGTGCAAACAGCCGAGGAATGCAAAAATTCAAGAGCCACTCGCTTGATTCGTACGATCCGTTCGGCTATCTGGATCAGCTTTCTCTTTATCTTGAAGCGTCGCAGGACGATCCAGCCCTAAAGGTAAAACGACAGGCAGCATTTCTTGCTGTTGATAAGGAGCTAGGACATATTGTTCTAGATGTTTATGACAAGAAAAACGTGGACTACCGAGCAGAGATTGCAGCGAAGAAAAGACTCCTCGCTGAGAAAGTTCCTCCGCGCAAGCCGTATAGCCCGATCCCGGAGGGAAAGAGTGGCAATCTCGCGCTACCTACTGAATGCAGTTATTGCCAGTTTAAACGGGAGTGCTGGAAGGAAAGCAACGGGGGAAAGGGACTAAGAACTTTCTTCTATGCTTCAGGTCCTAAGTGGTTAACACACGTAGCTAAGCAACCAGACGTCAGGGAATTAGTTTAAGATGAAACATTTCTTTGCTAAGGTTCTTCCGCAGCTTAAAGAATTTATCAAGGTAGATCATTTCTGTATCTACTGCGGAGAGACTAACACTGATTCTAAAGAATGTAAAGGCACATTAAAGAGTGGCACGAAAGAAGTTCAAGTTGCGCAGCAAGCGCAAGGGCAAGTATAAATCCCTCCTAGAGGCGTCAATTGCGAAGACTCTACCGAAGAATTCAAAATACGAAACAGAACGTATTAACTACGTCCTTCCGAAGAAATATATCCCTGACTTCATTGTTAAGACGAAAGATGGTCGATCTATTTATCTCGAAGTCAAAGGATATCTTAGGTACGAAGACCAAGCCAAGATGAAAGCAGTTAAGCATGTTAATCCTAATCTTGATATACGGTTTGTCTTCGGGGCGGACTCGAAGGTTCAGGGTTCAAAGATGACTAACTCTGATTGGGCGCGTAAGTATAACTTTCCTTTTTGTATTGGCAGCCCACCTTCTGATTGGTTTAAATGAACTACCATCAGAAGTATTATCAAGAAAACAAAGATCGTCTTAGAGAAGCAGAACGACGTAGAAAATACACCAGTAGATATGGTATATCCTATGATGATTTTATCTTTATTGTAGAAAGCCAAAATGGGCGTTGTAAAATCTGTGATAGGGAAGTTAAACTTCATTTGGATCATTGTCATTCTACTGGAAAGGTTCGTGGCGCATTATGCTTCCAATGTAATAATGGTCTTGGGTCCTTTAAAGACGATCTTAATCGACTCAAGAAAGCACAACTTTATTTGGAATGGTTTCAGTGACAGTTCATCTAGTAATTCCCGATGCACATGCCAAGCCCGGCACAAGTAACACAAGAGCCGAATGGCTCGGAAAGCTAATCAACGATGTTCGACCCGATGTCGTTATTGACCTCGGAGACAGTGCAGATTTCGAGTCCCTATCTTCTTATGACAAGGGAAAACGGTCCTTTGTGGGTCGATCCTACCGAGCCGATATTGACGCATACCTCGACTATCAAGACCGCCTATGGTCGACAGTGCGACAGGCGAAAAGACGCCTCCCGTATCGAGTCCGCCTTATCGGAAACCATGAGCAAAGGATTGATCGAGCACTCGACGCATCACCAGAGTTGGTTAACACAATCTCCTACGCAGACTTACAAGACGATAAGAACTACGATCAAGTAGTCCACTACGAAGGCAATACTCCTGGTGTTATTGAAATTGACGGATGCAGTTATAGCCATTATTTTACTTCTGGCATTATGGGCAGGCCAATCTCAGGAGAGCATCCCGGTTATTCTTTGGTTACAAAGAAGCTTTGCTCTTGCACTGCTGGTCACGCTCACGTATTCGATTATTGTGTGAGGCAAGGCAAAGACACAAAGATCATGGGTCTTGTTGCTGGATGCTTCATTGATTATCGAACTGGATGGGCAGGAGAAGTACAGAAGCTCTGGAACTCAGGTGTTGTTATCAAGCGCAATGTCTATAAGGGACAATACGATTTAGAATGGGTAAGTTTGGAGGCTCTTAAGAAAGAGTATGGACAGTAAGATTACACGGCTGCTAGAACTATTCAGTCTCGAAGAAGCCATCATGCTAATGGACATAACACCCGAAGAGGTGCTTGAGATATTGGTCACTGGCGGCCATGTAGAGTTACCTCCATTCTTGGACGATGAGATCATAGAAGATGAACGAGTTTCCGAGCAAGAATAAAAAAAGAGCCCAGCGACGCTATAGGGATCGCAAGGCTCAGCAACGTAGAATCGATAAATTTAAGCACGTAAGGAAGAAGAGAGATGTTGAATTGTCAGAATTGCCTGAGGTGGTGGAAATGGACAACGGGCAAGTACAAGGGCTGGGGGACCTGCACATCGGACGGGATCAGGACACTGCCGAACGACAGATGCGGGAGACACTCGGATCTACACCCGATGTCGGACCAGGAGCTGACCTTGAGGCAACAGCGTGAAGGCGCCAATGCCGAGAAGGCATATTACAAATAAGAAAGCCCGGGCTAATCCCCCGGGCTTTTTCTTTATCCAGTATAGTCTGACAACTTGTAGGCTTCACCTTTCTTTATAGACGGCGTTGCCTTACTAACACTACCTAACATGCCCATAAACTCAGGAGTCATGTCTACTATTTGTTGACCTAATGATTTCTGGCTTGTGACAGCTGGCTCATTAGTTGGTGTGTAAGTTCCTTGTATCGGAGTGTACCCACTAGACTGAATTTCACTTGGCTCTATTGTGCTTGAACCTAAACTAGCTAGTGGTCTAAGTTGTCTAGACCTATTTGCCCCAGCTATTTCGAAATGCATATAGTCAGGATTACTCCAAGTACCTCCCCAAGCTAATCCATGGCGCTGTGCGACTTCACCGATATTATCTGGAAGATTAGTCTGTCCTCGACTACGAGTATTAACATGCCAGTTAACATCGATAGCAGCACCAAAGGCATGGTTAGACCATGAATTAGTTCCAGCAATACGTCTAAAGTTATATCCTCCAGATTGCTTAGGATCGACATGGTAGCCCATACCTTCTAGCTCACTAAGGAAACCTTTAAACCTGTCATGATAATCAGAATGCACAGAGAAACTAGCTCCACTTCCGGTTTTGATAGTAACTAGGCCGTCACCGATAGGACGCTCTTGCGCTTGAGGCTGTGCCTCTCTAGCGTATGCAGTAAATGCTCGCTGCGCCACTGGTTTAACTGGATCATTATCAGGTAGACTAGATATAATAGTGTTTAATTGTCCCTCAGGAGATTGGTGGTAAGCCTCGCCTTTCTCCATCGCTGACACAAAGACATCTGAGAGTTCGTATTCATCACTCATCGTGGTTACCTGCCCCACCGACCAGCCATTGGGTCAGCAGGTGGTTGCTCTTGTTTCATGGGACCACTAAAAGTACCGCCCCTGATTTGGTCCTGTGGTTTAACATCCATTTGGTCAATAGGAAAGTTTTTCTGGCGCTCACCACCAGTCATGTGTTGACGAGTTTGAACTAACCGAGCCTCGACTTCACCCATTAACATACGATATGCATGAAACCCTGGATCGCGAGTTCCAGGGTATTTTTCGTCGTACCTCTTATAGAGAGCTTGACGCTTAGCTTCTAAGTTATCCCATTCGGTAGCCATCTCTGCCCAACGTTCACGATGACGAGTGGCATCGCCTCCACGTTTCTCGATATCCAAGATGCGGTCAGACACTTGTTTCATTTTGACCGCTACTGCTTGAGTCTCCTTAAGAGCCTTATCTAGTTCTAGATCAATCTTAGAAAGTTCAGAACGAATAGCTCCAGCTTCCTTAGACTTAGCCATATACCTAGGATCACCACCCTGCGCAAAGAGTTCCTTCTTGTGCTGGACAAAGTGTTGTATCTCATGAAGAGCAACACTCATGGCTTGATCTAAGGTTTGACCTGTAGCATAGAGATGATTGTTAGCTGGGTCGTACATACCACGACCTTTAATCTCACTTTCACCTTTACCTAGGCCAATCTCTAGAGTAGTCTTAATCTGCTTAGCTTCAGGGTAGTGTTTATAGAGTTCAGGATGGTCAAGAAGACCTTCGAGAGGCACACCACGCACAGCGAACTTAGAAGTAGCTGTCTGCTCAGTACTAGTTCCTACTGTGCCCCAACCAGTGTCTACGCTTGATGCCTGCTTAGGAAGTTCGTACTTCTTGTGTAGTTCTAAAACGCCAGGCTTCCATTGAGCACCTATGTCATTTATCTCAAATCGCCACTGACCGTCTGGAAACTTGACCCAATTAGTATTTCTGAATATTTCAGCAGGAGGCACGCCTGCTGCTGCCTGTTCTTTAGCAAGATTATAGTAAAGCTTATTTGCTCCTCTAGCGTTGATACCACCAAAAATACCCAGCTCAGAAGCGCCAACATTAGTTTTAAAGGCACGCATAGAGCCTACGCCCATCATGGTCCAAGAGTCTTCGTCGAGCTTAACTGTCTGCTCAGGTAGATCACTTACAGCACCGGCCATCCGAAGGAACTGATTAGCTGCTCCAGCGCCCATAGGAATAGCGTACTGCTGAAGAAACGAAGCTATTGGGTGCTCTGTTTCTTTGATCCAATCCTTACCGAATTGAGCTTCTACATGATCGAGGACACTACGCAACTTATAGAAGCCAGCATTATCTTGGCGCTTCTTAGCATTAGCTGCTATATCTGCTGTAGAATAATAGTCCTGAGTGTCGTATCTAGAACCACCAAACTTCTGCCCATGTTCGATAGCGCTATTAAACGCTATCGTTGCATCGCCTTCAAACGGATCGTCACTCACCGGGGCCTCGTGCCTTAGTATCAGGATTTAAACCAAGCTTAGAATTTAACTCAGAGTCAGCTGCGCTTGTCTTAAGAAGCACATCAGCAACCTTCTCAAAGAGAGACATGAATGCACCAGGCTGTCTAGGAGCATTAAAATTGATCCCTAGACCTTGCACAAGATTAAGAAGCGTAGGACCAACTGGCTTACCGTCTGCCTGAAGAATAGGAACAATGCCTCTGATCTGAGAATTAAGAACATCAATGCTCTCTCGTGCTCTCTGGTAGTTAAGTGCAGTATCCATACCCATGGCGTATATATTACCACGAATACTAAGCTTTTTAGAAGGCTTAAAAGCAGTTACAACCTGGAACTGATTAGTTATTTCGTTCCACTTAAGATCCATGATAGAGCTAGAGGTATTGATACTTTGAGCATCGGCGCCTAGTTTACGGAACAGAGTAATGAAGCTACCCTGCACCCACTTCTGGTACTTATCCCAAGAAGCTTGGTCACCGGCCTCTTTAAGCTTTATGGCTTCATTGGCTACTTGAGGTGAAGTCATCCTCTGCCAGAACTGCATGTGCTGTTTAGGATCAATTTGACTAAGAATGTTCTGACTCTCAGGACCATAGAGAGAATTAATAACTTCAGACTTAACAGCCGGAAGTATCTTAGGATCAGTCATAATCCTAAAGGCGTTGTCGAGAACTTGTTTAGTAGCTTCAGGATTCTTCTTATCTGAGTTAGCCTCCTGAAGAATCTTAGCGAAAGATTTACCTTCTAAGATCGCAGCTGTACCAGCATCAGCAAGAGAACGTTGCACATCGGTAAGAAGTTTAGCATTACCGTTGATCAGACTCGAAGCTAACTGATCACCTGCGATACGTTTAATGGCACCAACAAGATTGATAGACTGATACTGCTTAAGTAACGAGTTCTCGGTGCCCTGCTCAATAAGTTTGTTGTGCCGTTCCCAAGCAAGGATCGAGCCATAGTCTTTATTATAGATTGAGTCCTGAATAAACTTCAAAGAGTTCTCATGACCATCCATAAGCTCTTTGAGTTTAGCCGGAGGAAGTAGCTGAGCAAAGGTAACTTTGTTATCTCCAAAGGTCTTAGAGTTCAAGAAGTTCTGAGCTTCACTTATCCATCGGGTACGGTACTGATTGAAAGAAGCATCCATCTGGGCTTTCTCTTCAGCAGTCATAACGCCTGTGCTAGCTTTCTCAGCCATCTTGATTAGGTCTTCTCGACTACCAAAGGAACCGATGACCTGGCCCATCAAACTATTCTGAAGCATGTTAAGGCCCTGCCTAGCAGTGCGATCAGCGTCCTCTTCAGTAGCAGCATTAAGAGCCTTATCTGCTGCGAGCCTTTGCATATTGTACGAGAGATTAGTATGGGACTTAGTACGCTGAGCAATAGCAAGATTAAGTTCGTCTAAGGAATAAGGTTTACCTGCAGCTTTACGAGAATAGAAGTCATCAGGAAGATGACCATTATGCGTAGCCCAAGTAACTGCTTGATCATACTGCTTCTCAGCAGGATCTACTCGGCCAGCAATCTCTGAACGTAATTCGGCAATGACCCTATTAGCCGGATCAACACCAGTAACGTCCTTCACTACGTTGTCGATGTGCTCGCGATAGCCAGGATACTTAGCCCTGAGACCGCGAGCCATGATATCTAATTGGGTATAGTATTGAGTATCAGAGACCTTACCTGAAGCCCTAGCTTCGCCCAATACCTTAAGACGTAGCGTCTGGGCGTTCAGATCCTTAGGAACACCATTGGTGCTAGATAGGCTAGGATCACCCATAGCATACTTGATCCTAGTAAGATCATCGATATGAGCATCACGAAGTGTATCTACTGTAGCTGTTGCTTCATCACGGATCTTACGTTTGAACCAACTATCAACACCAGACACAGTAGCACTAACGGCATCACCAACTCCAGCGATGCCTTTAGCAATAGAACTAGAAGTACTCTCGTAACCCTTCGAAAGATGAGTAAAGTTAGGGACGTTACCCGACTCAACTGCCGGATCAAAAAGTGAATCGCCCTTTGCGAAATCAGCCATAATTACTTACCTCTCCTTTCGAGATGTTTAATATAGGACTCCATTCTCTCAGGAGATTGTTGAGAGAACTTAGCGCCTACCTTGTCAACGAGAGCTTCGTTGTTATCAATAATACGTTTAAAGACTTGAGCGTGTTCAGTCGGAAGATAACGACCAGGAATCAGAGCAATCTTAGTGCGCCTAAGATAGTCAGCTGCTTCGACCTCGTTACCATTAGAAGCAGCCTCTAGAGCTAAGCGGTACCACTTGCCAGCTTCCTTCTCTGCATCCTTACGAGCATTCTTGATATCGTTGCCTACTTCAATCTTGGCGTAGGTATCAAGGATATCTTGGGGCTGTAGACCAGTCATAGCTGAGAAGAAACCACCAGCTGCACCAGCAGGCTCCATATCAAGCTTGATACCATTCTTAGTCATATACTCGCCATATACAGCAGCAACGACACCTCGCTTGATGTTCGAGTAAGCCGAGATATTATCAAGTACACCTAAGAAGTCTTGTGCCTTAAGTGGAAGATGATCTTCATTTTGATGGAACGGAGACATCAACCAATAAGCAAAAGGCTGCATACTCTTGAAGGCATCCTTAGCAGCACTACCGGAGGCACCAAAGAGAAAGTCTAGTGTACCCTTATCACCGCGCAGAAGATCTTTGAACTGCGTCAGACCACCAGGACCATAGCGCTCACCTACGTTATACTGTGTACCATAGATATATTTACCAACAACAGCAGGAATACCATGAACAACCATATTCGCGATATCGTTATCCTGCGGATTCATTCCATTGTCTAGAGCGTATTTCTTAATGCTCTCATGCAGAGGCCATATGCCAGTAAAGGCACCAGCTGCCACAGGAGCACCATACGTCATAGAGTTAACCATGAACAACCGTGCTTTCTCAGCACTCGTTAGTTTCTTACCCAACAGGAGTTCAGCCATATGGGCCTGATAAGCAAAGAACTGAGTAGGAACGCTAAGTACGCCCTGCTGATAGCCTGCATTCGAGAAACGGCTCATCGACATGGTGTTCATATCAGCACGAGCAAGAATCTCTTTGGCCCCAGCGGCATCCAGAACGGCGCCTGGATTCAATTCTTTCCATTTGAGATACGCAGCGTTCCAGGCTGTCATACGACCTACACGTTCACCCTCTTTGAAGAAGACAGCCGCACCATCTGCGAATTCTCCCAGCTTAGAACGTACAACAGCTGGGCGCAGGAAGTCATCGAGATTTGCGTGCTCCCCGGCAACATTAGCAAAGCCAGTGCGCTGAAGCCATTCGAAACTTTCCTTAAAATTATCTTTACTCCAGCCGAACTTGGAAGCCATACCGGACAGTCGTTCTAAGTGATCAGGATTGATCATAGCAGCACGCATAAAGTTATACGCAGAGAATGCCTGTGTAGCCTTAGCAATGCCCTCTACGCCAGCCACATGAACAAAGTTGGCTGCCTGAAGGAAGAACTGAGTAGGATTAAATAAACCGAGCTTAGTATGGAAAGCAAACCCACGCATAAACTTAACTGGATCTTTAATCGTTCCTAGAAGATGCTCGTCGAGTACATTGATTGCGCTCTCTACTCTATTAGCGCCTTCAGGCCCAACCTTAGTGTAGAGAAGATCGATAGCCTTCTGCTTAACAGCATCCATCGAGCGTTCCCAATCAGTACGCAAGCCGAAGAACTGTATCGCTGTACGCCTGAAGTTCCTCGCTGCAGCCAAAAGTTCTGGATCGCCATGTGTCTTGAACTCGCCCTTAAAGAGAGCATTGAAGGGATTGGCCCTGAGTTCCTCAGCGCTTGCCTTGAGTACAGGTCCGAACTCTTGGATGAAATGCTCAGCATACTTGATCTTGAGATCACCTAAGTACTTACCATTCATGACCTGCAGAGCAGCGTCTTGCATGGTCTCGATAGGATTGATCAGTCGACCATTCCTAAATCCGTACTTAGGCTCCTCTTCTGTGCCTCCCTTGACAATAGTCAGAAGAGGACGATCCTTCTCTTGCGTGAAGGAATTAAATGGAGAACCATTATAGGGATTGAATGGGCTATCTCGTCCATTCTTATACCCCTTAAAGATATCTTCGAGCTTATGGGCTTCGTCTAAGCCAACACCTTTCTTCGAATACATGAAGGGAAGGTTACGCTTAAACTCACCTTTCTCTTCATGGAACAGAGCCTCCATATCAATCTTAGGAAGATTCTTTTCCATGTACGCCTTAAGTTGCTCGGGAGTACCTTCGTTGAAGAGCCTACGTGCTTCGTTCATCCTATCAGTAAAGAGCCTAGCGTCAGCTTCAGTCTCGAAGTGAAATAGATTCTTATCACCAAAGTACGTAGAAGATTCCTGCATACCTCGTTGACTAATAGACATGATAGGTTGTCGCACAAAGAAACCTTCGTAGTAATCTACGTGGCCGCCTGGACGATAGTTGACTTGCTTGAACGGAACATTCGAGAACTCTGCTTCTCTTGAAAGCACATAATGAATGTTGCCATAGTCTTTGAGAACATCTCCAGCCAAAGGCATAGAGCGCAGACGCTTCTCACCTTCAGGAGTAAGCTGAATAAGCTTATAGGAACCAGACTCAATCATCTCCTGTATCTCTTCACGAGAATACGAAGATACATTAAGCTTCTTGAAAGCAGCAAGGCTGCTCTCGATGGAGCCCATATTACCAGGAGTAGTGATAATAGAAGCTCCAACTTCCTTAACCATCTGGGTAGAACGAGCTTGTTCAATAGCTACATTTCGAGCAATGTTAGCTTGAATAGCGTTCTCTGTTTGAGTACGAGCAGTACGAATATACCTAATTTCTGCTGGATTACTACTCCAGATGACTAGACCCGCGTCTCCTGATTGCCAGTCAATATCCTTAACGATACGGCCCTTGATCTGTGGAGCAACCTTAAGTTCTACGTTCTCAACAGGGAAGTGCCACATCTGAAGACCAAGACGACTGTCGATGGCCTTCTGCTGAACGTTACGAGCAAGCCAGTCAGTATCACTTATCTGTGTGTAGGTAAAGTAAGCCTGAGCTTCCTTCTCAGTAGGCATCTGGCCAAACTTAGACATCCATTCTTTTTCAAACTGACCAAGGTTCTGAGAGAACCTACCACGGAGTCCAGTCTCTTTGTCAACAAAGTCTCTCTGGTATTCAGTAAATGCAGTAAGGCGATTACGACTCTCTTTGTTCAGAGCTGCGATAGGCTTAGCGTTAGCCTTGATAAGAGAACTGATACTGGAAGAACCATACATGGCTGCCTTGCCTTCAGTAACGAGGCTCTCAGGCAACAGGCTATCAGCCATACGGGCAAAGCCAAAGATACGGCTCATAAGAGAGTTAGGAGTCTGGTTCTTAGTCTCGATTAAGGCATTACGCACAGCCTTAGACGTCTCGTTAATCGGCTGATCAACAAGAATAGCAAACTTACCGCCTATCTGACCAACACGATAGTCTACCAGTTTATACATATCGGTAGCCATCATATGAGCATTCTCGGCAGTATCGAAGAACTCTCCGGTCTTACCGCCAAGCGTAGCAGTCAGGTAATCAGTGTTGGAGATAGGATCGTGCCTAAACGAAGTACCGACCACAGAGCCATCCAGTTCAGGACGAGCCCTCATCATAGACTCTCTGGCTTCCTGAAGGGCGGTATCAAAGGCAGGAGTGCCTGGCTTAAGCCTCTCGATATTGATGGGCTTATCAAGAGTGCCTTCAACTAGAGCATAAGCCTGACGCTGAAGGGTGGTGAGTAGAGTATTCTTGAAGGTCTCAGAATAACCAGTAGAGCCATCTAAGAGGGCTTGAGGATTAGCCAGTGAGGGCACAGAGTCCTTAAGCTCAGCTAGTCCAGCACCTGGACCTTGGGCCTTCTTATCAACTGTAGCCCACAGTTTCGTGAGGGCGCTCTCTGCAACCTGTCCAGAAGCCTCTAGGACGGCCGTAGGAGAGGGAGAACGCACTGCCAGGGACCTGGCTACGTCCTTTGCTAAAACCGCGCCAGAGGCCAACGTAGCGGCTCTGGGAGCTA